TCGGTGGACGTGAAGCGGGCGCTTCATGCCGCCGTCTACTTCGAAGGCGCGGTGTCGGAGTCTGCCGCGCACTCGGTCCCGATCGGCGGGCTGGTCATCGACGAACTTGACCTGTGCACGCCTGCGGTGGTCGAGAAGTTCGACCTTCGCCTTTCGGGCCATTCGAACCCGTGGCGCATGGACATCTCGACGCCACACGCGCCCGGCGGGCCGGTCGATACGAGCTACGCGGATTCTGACCAAAAGCGGTGGATCGTCGGTTGCCCGAAGTGCGAGTGGACCGGGCCGCTGTCCGAGGAAGGCCCGTTCGACTCGTGGACGCTCGTGACGTGGGAGAACTTCCCGACGATCCCCGAGCGCGACCGCATGGAAGCCGTGGCTAAAACCGCGCGCATCAAGTGCCCAGGTTGCGGTTCCACATGGAACGAAAAGCAGCGGCGCGCAGCGGTGTCTGCCGGCAAATGGGTTGCCACGTACCCAGACCGGATGACGAGCGGCTACGCCATCAACCAGCTCTGTTCGTCCACCGTGGACGTGCCGGAGTTCGTGCTGCACTACTTCAAAGCGCACCACGACCCGAACCCGGACAAGATGCGCGAGTTCATCAACCAGCGCGTCGGCGAGCCGTTCGTCGGCGAGGGCGAGCAGATCACGGAAGAGATGGTCCGCGCGCTTGTGACGACTCCGCGCAATCCGATCGAGGCCAACGGCACTACGTCGATCGGCGCGGACATCGGGAAGAAGATCCACGCCGTCGTCGGGCACCGGCTGAACGGCAAGCTTGTCGTCCAGTCGTCGCACGAACTCGACGGATGGGATGATCTGGACGATCTGATCGAAGCTACCGGCGCGGCGTCCGTCGTCGTGGACCGGATGCCCGAGGCGCGCAACTCCGAAGAGTTCTGCGCGCGGCATCCGGGCGTGGCCTATCGCGCGTACCACCCCGAAGGGATGCGCGAGACGTACAACTGGGATTCGCAAACGAGCGTGGTTCAGATCGCGCACGCGCCCGCCGTTGACCTACTTCAGAACCGCATCCGTCACGCGACGGTCGAGTTCTGGGATCGCGGTCGCACGGCGCTCTTGGTCGCGCACATGCTGAACGTCAACGTCGTGCTCGAAGAGAACTCGCGCGGTTTCAAAGAGCGGCGCGTCGTGAAGAACGGCAAGCCGGACCACTTGGCGTTCGCGTGCGTGTACCTGGAAGCGGCGGCGTCGCGGTTTGTAGATAGCTCGGCAGTCGTGACGACTTCGATCCTTCCCGAGCGTTCCGCGTTTGGCGACGCGGACGATCACGGTGTGTTCTCTGGAGCTTCGAGTTGGGATGCCGACTCAGAGGCCAAACAGTGGCGGGACTTCTGATGGCGAAGCGTTCGAAGAAGTCGGAGGCGGTCGGGCAACAGGTCGCTACTAGCGAGCCTGATTCGATCGACGCCGTTCGCATTCTTGAAATGCCGGAGTCCTGCAAAGACGCAATGCTCGGCGAGCTTGGCGAGGCGCAACGACTGTTCGCCGAAAAGCCGGTCGATGATCGCGGCGTGTTCTACGCATGGGACCCGATCGCGCTGAACAAGACGATCAAGCTGGCCGAGTCGAAGCGACAGGAAGTCGATCCGTTGCGGCGATACCTCGCGTCGATTCCAGCGCGAGAGAACATCATCTTCAGCCCGCGCGTGATGATGACAGCGCTTGGGAGCGGGTCGGAACTCGCAAAGCTCGCGGTCGAAGATCGCTACATGCAGACCGGGCCAGGGAACACCGTCGTCGGCCTTGGCTCGATCAATCTCGTCCAAGTTCAAAAGAAGTGCTGCGAGCTGTACGGAAACCACCCGCTCGCGAAGAATGTCATCAAGAACCTGACGATGCTGACGATCGGCGAGGGGTGCACGATCAACTTCACGGCGGCTCGCGCTGGCCGAACCGGAGACCGCACGAAAGAGAAGTGGGCAAGCTGGGAGACCGCGCAGAAGTTTCAGCCGTTCATCCGGCTGTGTACGCGAATGCTCTACATGCTGGGCGAGGGGTTCGTCGTCGCGTATCCGCTTGGAGCGGACAAGGCGACGTCGTTCCGCTGGATCGAACCGGATCGCATCGACCGGATCTTCTACGACGCCGAGGACATCAAGACGGTCATCGGCTACGAACTGAAGTCGAGCACGCCGGGCGGAAAGAACATCTACCTGCGCGCCGATGACGTTTGGCACCTCAAGATCGATGAGCTTGGAAACGTCCCGCGCGGCATTCCTCGCCTTCTTCCGGTGCTCGTCTATCTGCGATACTGGTCGCTGTTCGTCGAGAACCGTCACTGGATCAACATGGTGCGTGCGCGCATCCCACTCGTTCGCACGGTCAAGGGGTCTGGTGCGACGATCACGCGCGAGAAGTCGCGCATCTCGACTTTGCCGGGGCCAGGAACCGTCCAGTTCGACGCAGCCGATTCCGAGTGGAAGTTCCCCGCGCACAACATCGGCGCGAGCGACGTGGTGGAAGATCGCAAGCTCATCGAAGCCGCAATTGCGTCCGGAGTATCGATGCCGGTGTTTCTGGTGACGAACGACCTTTCGACCGGAAACTACGCGAGTGGCGTGCTTGCGGAGTCTCCGCTAGTTCGCGACATCGAGGACGTTCGCGACATCATCCGCGAGATGATCGAGTGGATGGTGGTCAAGGTGATGGGCCAGTATGCGCCGTTTGCGGTTCAGTACCCGCCCGTCGTGCGGCGCAACTTCGCGGACGTGGCTGCTGGTGCGGTCGCGCTTGTCCGCGATCAAGTCTGGTCGCGTCGAACTGCCGCCGAGGCTACGGGCCGATCGTGGCACGACCGCGACGGAGAGCGCGAGCGAATCATGGCCGAGGAAGCCGACGGCTTCGTGGCGAGCGGAAGCGTTGACCCGTTCAACAAGCAGGATGATGGCGGCGTCGGAGCCGCCACGACCGGCACGGCGATGGGTGGCGCAAGCAAGACGGCTTCGGACGGCGGCGACACGGCGGGTTGAGCATGTCCGAGTACGCGGTAAGCGACGAGCTTCGGCGCGACCTGGAGCGGCGCTACAAGCGCATTGCTCCGGCTGGAGATTCGCCGGAGCGGCACGGCTTCGTCATGGACGCCGTGGTCGCGTGCGCGCTCGTCATCGCGCGCTCGTGCCCGGACTCGCGCGAGCGTGACGCGGCGTTCGCGCGGCTCGAAGAAGCGCAGTTCTGGTCGAACGCGGCGATTGCGCGGCACCCCCAATGCTGACCGAGACCGCGATCCCAAAGGGCAAACTGACGGTCAACGCGCAGCTCTTGCGCGACCTTATCCGCTCGCGCGTTAAACTCGATCAAATCCAACTGCGCGCGTTCCGTCGCGACGTGTTGCCGATCCTGCGTAGCATGGAATCCGAGATCATGGACGCGCTTGAATCGGCTGGACCATCCGACCGCGCGCTCGGAGACTTGCGGCGCTCGCAGTACGAGTCGATTCTGCGCGACGTGCGAAGCGTCATCGAGAATGCAACGAAAGAGATCCCGCCATCACTTGAACAGGCCGTGACCGACGCGGCTTCGCGTGAGGTGCGGACGACCTACGGGGCGATCACGCGGGCGGTTCCAGAACTCAAAGTCGTCATGGCGAGGGGCATTCCAGCCGAGTCGTTGGCAGCGATCACGAAGGCGACGACAAAAGAAGTGCTCCAGCCGTTCGCGAAGAACTGGGGGACGAAGGCGCTTGGTCGCGTCCACGACGAGCTTTCGAAAGCCGTCGGACTTGGTGAGGACATGCGCGAGGCTGCGATTCGGGTGCAGTCTGTTCTTCCGGCTACGCGAAAGCAGGCGCTCGTCATCGCGCGCACTGGAATCCAAAAGGCTGCTGCGCTTGGTGCTGAAGAGTTCCGCGAGCAGCCGGAGAACAAGGAACTGCTGAAGGGCGTTCAGTGGGTCGCCACACTCGACACGCGGACATGCGCGGTCTGCGGCGGATTCGACGGCAAGTGGTGGAGCTTCAAGAGGGACGATACCGCTGAAGGTCTGTATTCGCAGCGACCTGAACTACCTGCCCACGCGGCATGCCGTTGCGTGTACGTGGACGTTCTCAAGTCGGGCGACGAGGTTGGGCTACCTGGCCTGAACTTCAGCCCGGGCACGCGCGCGAGCATGGACGGCGGCGTCCCCGACTCCGTGACGTTCCCCGACTGGTTGAAGTCGCAGCCGGTGAACATTCAGAAAAGCGTGCTCGGCCCTGCGCGTTGGGAGCTTTGGAAGTCTGGATCTGCGGATTTCGAAGATTTCTCCTACGCCGGACGGATGCGAACAATCGACGAGCTTGGCGACGTGCTGTAGCGAAACTCAGCATCATGCGGTTTGCGTACGTCACGGCGCTGGCGTGTCGCGTCAACTCTGCGGCATGAAGTAGATCTGCGCTGAAAAGCTATCTGTGGAACAGAGCGCGCGTCGGTGGCGTAGTGCTCTCCATGCGGCTTACCGAACGACTGGAAGCGGTGTTCAGCGGAACCGAGGTCGACTCCGAGAAGGGCGTCGTTCGCGGCGTTTCGTTGCTCGGGCTCGAATCCAAGAACGGCTATCGCTACTCGGAAGCGGCGGTCAAGAAGGCCGTCGGCGAGGGGCACTACAACAACGCGCAGATCTTCGCCGACCACGCGCCGGATGGGCAGGTCGCCCCTCGCGGCATGGCTGAACTCGTCGGCGTCACGATGGACGCTCGATACGACGAGGCGTCAAAGCGCGTCAAGGCCGACGTCCGCGTTCTGAAGTCGTCGGAGATGGGCCGCGTTTTCATGGAAGCGGCGACCGATCCGATTCTCTCGCGCTCGATCGGCATGAGCCACGACTGCGACGGACACATGGACGAGCAGTCCAAGACGGTTACGGAAATCGCGCGGGTCCATTCGGTCGATCTTGTCACGCGGCCCGCGACGACGGGCGGCATTCACGAGCACACGAAGGAGTCAAAGGACATGGACGAGAAGGAAGCGAAGGAACTGCGCGAGCAGTTGGACGCCGCCAAGAAGGCCGCGGACGCCGCGCTGAAGCTGGCCGAGGAGGCCAAGGCCGCGCGCGAGAAGGCCGACAAGGACGCCGCGACGCTGCGCGAGCAAGTCGCGATCAAGGAAACGGCGGCGCTCGTGGAAAGCGAGTCTGAAGACCTGCCCGAGAAGGTGCGCGCGAAGCTGCGCCGCCAGTTCGAAGGCAAGGCCGCGAAGGCCGAGGACGTCAAGCAGGCCGTGCAGGACATGCGCGAGATTTGCGAGTCGGTCGGCGGCAAGGACGAGCACGGTCGCGCGATCATCGGCAACGGTCCGCGCATCACCGAGCCGGCAGGTTCGCGCGCTGACGATCTGAAGGAACTGCGCGAAACGTTCCACGGGCATTTCTTCGGCTGCAAGCGCGACAGCTACGCGCCGTCGGCGAAGTGAAAGGACACTGAGCAATGGCACTTCAAAGCTTCCGCCCGCTTCAGGGCAACTACCGAACTGTTGTCATGGTGACTGGCGAGGCCATCCTTGAGGGTGAGGCCGTCGCGGTTGTTTCGAACGCGCTCGAAGTCGCTGCTGACGGCGAAACCGTGATTGGAATCGCTGCGGCTTCTGCCGCATCAGGCGCAAACCTTGCGATCTACATCGAAGGCGAGTTCGAGGGAACTGGCGCGTCTTCGAACTCGGACTTCAACGTCGGTGATGCGGTCTATATGGCCGCTTCGCAAAAGTTGGATACGGGGTCGATGGGCAATAAGGCAATGGGCATCTGCCTCAACAACCCAGCGGCCAACGGCGCGACTGTCACTCGTTTCTGGCTCACGTCGAGCCTGTCCAACTCGCTGACGCACGCCTGAAAACGAAGGAACAGGGACACAACATGGCACTTCCTCTCACTGTCGATCGGGCGCGCAAGTTCCTCGAAACTGCGCTACCGCGTCTGAGCGCAAACCAGAAAGCGATGCTTCGCGACATCCGCGAAGGATCGTGCGACATGCAGCTCGGGCACCTTCGCGAAGCTCTCGGCTCGGCTGTGTTCGACGCGATCGGCTTGGATGCGTCGAACAACGCGCTGGAAGAGGGATACGGTGAAGTCCGCCAAGACTGGCGCGAGTTCTGCCGTATCCGCTCGGCGTCGAACTTCAAGACGCTGAACGTCTCGGCGCTTGGCGGATTCGCCAATCCGCCCGTGGTGCTCGAAAACGCGCCGTACACCGAAGCCGCGATGGTTGACCAGAAGGTCAG